AAACCTTGGCCACCAGAAAAGGTTCCCGCCGAAGTTATACTTCCTGAAATAGAATTGATAACCAATTTTCTATTATTTGACGCAGGGACCGTAACTTCTCCCCAACCCCATGTAGTTTCTGGGACAAAATTTCCAGCAGTGCCATCGCCTCCTTCATTGCCACCTAATACTCCCCTACTATTCAATATTAAAGAATTTTGTGCTTTTCTAGTTCTAGAATATGTTGAGTTTATTATAGTGTTAAGTCCCCAATTTTCAGCGGTAGACACTCCATTATTAATAACAGGACCATCATCTGCTGTTTGGCAATCTAGACTAGCTATTATAGATGAAAATGGCGCATACATCTTATTTCTACGCCCACCAATAATATTAGAATACGCATTGTATACTTCATTAGCATCACCACCCAATACAACTGAACGTCCTGGTATATTTGTAGCGCCAGTTTGAATACCTATAATAGATGAAGAAGATGCTATTATAGCTGAAAGCTCAACAGTATCTATAATTTGTGAGTTTAAAGATGCCCCTATCAGTGAAGCAGTTCCATCAGTAGTTGATGTTTGACTTGCTATTATTGAAGAATTCTGAGCATTTGTAATTGAAGATAGGCTTGCAATAACAGATGAAAAAACACCATTTGATTCGGATAGAGAACTAGCACCAATCAGTGAGAAATTTCCAGTAGCCTCCCCTCCACTTGAGAATATAATTCCACTAGCATCGCCATTTGCATTTGCATTTTGGGAACCTATTACACCAGATGCGGGGCCATTAGAAGTTGAAGCTAAAGAACCAACTACAAATGATGCAATACCATTAGCACTTGAATTCTGGCTTGAATATGCGCCTGAATTAAAACCAGTTGAACTTGAATTTAATGAGGCCAAAACCGTAGATGCACCACCAGAAGTATTTGCACCACTTGAAGCGCCTATGAATGATAATTGCTCATTAGTTTCAGATTCAATACTTGCTATGATTGCTGAAGCAATTCCGTTAGCATTCGATCTTTGGCTTGAATATATGCCTGCATTAAAACCAGTTGTGCTTGAAGTAATAGAAGCTAATACTGATGATAAGTTTCCAGAGGTATTTGAACTACTTGCAGCACCTATAAATGATAATTCATTGTTAGTTTCAGATGCAACACTTGCTATAATTGCGGATGCTGCACCATTGGTAGTTGATGACTGACTTGAATATACGCCAGAAGTAAAACCAGTTGTGCTTGAATTTAATGAGGCTAACACAGTAGATGAAATACCAGAGGTATTTGCACCACTTGAAGCACCTATAAATGATAATTGTTCATTAGTTTCAGAACCAGCACTTGCTACAATTGCGGATGCGACACCATTAGTAGTTGATGTTTGGCTTGAATATACACCTGAAGTAAAACCAGTTGTGCTTGAATTTAATGAGGCCAAAACCGTAGATGCACCACCAGAAGTATTAGCGTTATTTGAAGCACCTATAAATGATAATTGTTCATTAGTTTCGGACCCAACACTTGATATAATCGCTGATGCAATACCATTAGTAGTTGATCTTTGGCTTGAATATACGCCTGATGTAAATTCATTAGCAATAGATTCTAAGCTACCTACTACCACAGAATAAACTTCATTAGCAGCACTATTAAAACTATTTACGATTAAACCAGAGTTGCTACCAACATAGTCTGTTATCAAAGATGAAATATTCAGAGTGCCATTTGATTCTAATTCAAAAACAGGATCACCTATTCCTGTTGTTATTATGAAATTAGGATCAATTGCAGTTTTTATACCAACGTTCCAAGTTACTACTTCATCAGTGAAACCAATAGTTGGCCCAAGTGTGCTTTTAAATGTTGCAGGAGTTTTGATAGAAGTATTTGCAACAAATGGGGAATTTATAAAAAAAGCACCAGAAACACTTTTTGATTCCATAACATCTGTTCTCAAAACAGAATCTGCCACCAAAATATCTGAGGTGAAAGTTCCTATCAGGGTAGCATCTCCTGTTGTAGTATCACCAACAATTGAAGCCGTTATAGCTTCATCTCTTATTATCTCTATGACTTCATTTGTAGCATCTAACCAATTCTGGAAAGTGTTTGTTGTGTCTATAGTCTGAATACCTGGTTTTGCCATTTTATCTTTTCTCTGCTGTTTGTTCTAACAATTTACAAATTTTTGAAAGTTGATCTTTGATTTCTGCAACCTCTTTAGCAAGAGTATTTACTTTTTTCATTTGATCCCTCTCTGCCTTATATTTAGTCAATTTTTCCTTATCATTACTAAGTAAAGCTTTGGTATTTGTATCTCTCATCATGTCAATGCAAGCCCCCTGTAATCTAGAACTCTTGGAACATCATATATGTTTTCAGAAGTCATCTCTATTTTTATTATAAACTTCTTAAATCCAGAATAAGTTCCTGTTTCATTTGTGTATGTCAAAACTCCATCAATTTTTGAAGCAGATGGGATATCGTAAACATATTCTCTGAAATCATCTAGATTAGTAGTTGAACAGAAAACAGTTGAGCCTTCTATCATATTTAGTTCGATCCAATCATTATTTTCTATAGCTAGAGGGTCATAATTATTCTGGAATTTCATATAAACTTTAATATCAGTTCCAAGTGGTCTATAACCAGTCAAATATAGTCTGAAATCTTCAGCATCAAAATCTTCAATCAATTCTACAGATTTAGATACATACTTTGTGGTAGTGTCTGCATTACCTGTAATTCTGTATTGATATGCGAACATCATTGCAGTTTCTACATCAATGATAGGTGTCGATGTCACATTCGCTCCATTAGTCAGGCCAAACTGTAGCAAGAATGGTGTCGCACCAGACAAGTTATTTGATTTACTATATATTCTAACACCCTTGTTATTAAAAGCAGTTCTATCATTAAATGTCATTGCTTTTGAATATGTAACATTCGAATCATTAGGGTCAGTGAATGTCCCAGAAATTGTTACGTTAGAAACACTGTCATTTGTTCTGGCAATCATAGGCTGCATATAGCTTAATTGAATATCGTCCACTGTATCCACTGTTGATCTTGCTTGACTTGATATTCCATATATGGTATCCCCTGCTTGGAAAATTCTACCAGTTCTTGCAGAACTTTGTTCCAATACAATATCAAGTGGGTCTCTCACATTATAGTGAACTAATGTTCCAATTACTATAGATGTAGCAGAAATATTTCCAGTATAATTTTCACCAGTGATAGTTTTGAAATTTACTGGTCTGTCAAGTATTACACCGTTAGTATCAGTAACTTTAGCGATTATTTTTTGTGTTAGATATTCCAAGACAACATAATCGCCATTGGTAATACCAGTTATTGTTCCACTTAATTCAATACTACCATAAACTGACCCAACAGTGAAAGTGCTTCCCTTTTCTGCATACACTGTTTCACCATTTTGGAATATGCCAATGTTATTTGTCAGCGATAGGAATTCATGATCGTCATTTGTCATTGTTAGTGTAGCACTTGGTTCATTAAAGTTTGCTCTGTAAACTGTGAATTTCAAATCTTCATCTTGGTATGACTGCCATGCACGATTGTTTGTTGAAGTGAATAGAACACCATCTCCCCAGTCTTGAGTAATCGCACCACCTGTTTGAAGATCATTGCTACCAACTTTTGATGTGAATATCAAATAATCTGGATCATTAGCATCAGGCATGATTACGATAGAGTATTCTTTTTCGGTATCAAGTCTAACAGGTGCTTTGAAGAATATTGTCGTAGCTATGCTGCCGTCTTCTGATACACTTACATCTTCTGGATTTAAGTGAACCTTTGAGAAAGGCATTATTCTTATGGACGGATATCCATTTTCGACTTCTCTAAGCATAATAGTTACGCCATTAGTTGCACTTTTTCTCTTAAAATACAAGTCTATTTTAGATGCAAATACGGTATCTGAACCCAATCCCATATTTTGCTTAACAAAGAATGTTTGTGCAATAGGATCACCACCTTCATCTCTAGTAACTGTTGTTCTATTTGTAACAGTTCTTAAAGTTGATGTCTCTGCAATACTAAATTCTGGCTGTCTTGTTGAAACAGTCAATCCTGTTTTTTCAATAGAGAAGTTATAAGCCCTATATGTCACAAATCCTTTTGAGGTTGCAGCAGAACCTATGTTTTCATAAGTAGAAACGTCAGCAAGTTCAAAAATTCTGTCACCCACATAGAAAGTATTTTCAGGTAGCTGGAATACTACTGACAATACACCGTTTACATCAGATACAAGAGTATCACCTATAACACCAGCCGATTGCACATTTCTAACATCATCCGCAACAGTTCCTGGTGCACAGAATGCGGCAACGTTAGCTTCATCAAAGAAAGGATAATGCTGCGTGTTTGGTCTCAGACCAAACATAAGAAGCTTAACTTCTCTTGACCTCATATATGGGTTGAATTGGAAATTAGTAACAAAATCGCCAACTTTTTGCTCATTTGATTTTCCAGAATTTATCATAAATTCTCTATAGAAATCCTGAAAAGTTCTATTAGTTGTTGTTGTCGTTGTTCTACCTTGTCTATCAATGCTGGTATTACTTCTAACTAAAGTAGATTCTGTGGAGGTCAATGGATAAAATTCTTGGAAGTTTTCAACAAATTCTCTAAAAGGTGTTTCAAAATCAATATCAATAACCGCTTCAGGGTTATTGATCATGTCATATGCACCATCATATTCAGGGAATGAGAAGCCTGTTCCTCTATAGTAATAGAAGTTACTAACACAATTTCTAAAGTTTGTAGCATATTTCTGAGAAAGAAAAGAAATATCTTGATCTTTATTTATTGTAGCAATCTCAGGTGAAAGTGTTGTTGGGTGTATTGTGACATTAGTATTTCTAGCGGTATCAACCTTTAGGTTTAATGGGAAAGATTTGACAGAAGGCATAAGAAGCTTTCTGGTAAAATCAACCGCAGAATTAAATTCAGTATTTTCTAGATCAGCAATAGATAGGTCATTGAAAGGATCAACGACAATACCATTTTTGAACCTAGTCAATCCATTCTCATCCAATATGCTTAGATTTTGAGTTGAGGCTTCTAGGGCTGAAACTGTCGCATAGTAATACAGTCTGTCTATATTTTTTGAAAGATCATTTATATCTTTCATAGTCCAGTTTTTAATACCACGTTTTTTTGTTTTTATGGCATAATTTGGTCTATTTGTTCTCAAAGCTACTTCCGAAGATAGTGCTGGATAGCTTGGGATATAAACTTCACCAATTATTATTTTATTTCCACCTGTGGTTGGTGGTCTAGGGTCAGTTGTTTCTTGTCCTTGGATATATGAAATTCTACCATATGTGTCGATAGCCACAATATCTCTTCTACTTAGATAATACTCATAATCCAAAATAGCAGAGTTATTCAATGCAGGAATTATATAAGAACCTGAAAAGGTCGGTGTTATGTTAATTTTTGCACTTATTGTAGGCGCACTTCCAGATGAAGTAGCAGTGTAGCTTCCAAGAACATCAATATATGGTCTAAAATCTAAGCAATCTCTTAGATCATAGTTTTTATTGCTGTTAGACTTATAGACAGGTATGTTTTCAACTGCTAAAGTTGGACCAGCATCAACAGTCAATTCTGTCAAATAGCTGTCAACACTAAAATAGTAGGAACCAGTATCTGCATTTACTTGGAATGTTTTCAATTGAATAGTCATCAAACCAGCATCAGGCACAGTTCTGCCAGAAATTAGTTCAATATATGAGTGGTCATAATAATTATCTTTTTGGTTGGAAAACAGTCTGAAACTATTTGTTACATCATTCCCTCCAAAATCTGTAATACTTACTATCTCATATACATCAGGAAAGCCAAGATTATATTTTTGACTATTGTTTGGATTTGATGCTGGATTAGTAACAAAAGTTGATTTTACAAAAACTTCTTTTGGTTGTTTTGTGTGTGGTTCTGTAAGAACTATTCTCTTGTTATAATAAACAATTCCCGCACCACTACCACTAGATGCAAGGTTGACGGTTAATGTCTTGTAGTTACTAGATACGGTTATCCCAGTAACATCTAATTGTATGTTGTTTAGATTGTCAACAACAAGAATATCAGAGTTATCGACTAAGAAATCCTCATTTGCTAGAAGTGTTATGGATATTGAAGTTGTTACGCCAGAAAAACCTTGTGATGTTCTTATTGGAATAGATGTATCACTTGTGCTTTTCAATCCAATAGCACCTGTCTCAAAGATAGATGTTGATTTTTCTGTCTCTTTCAGAGAGGTTATTATATTGTCATTTGAAACATATACCAATCCAGTATCGCCTGAAATGCTATCAACAAAGTTCAAACTACTATTTGAATTCATTCGGACATCAAACAAGAAAACTTTTTCTGGGGTATAGTTTTTTACTATGGCAGTGCCTATAATATCACTTTCAGCATTTAGAAGGTCTACTCTATCATAGTCACCTATAGACAAAGTTCCTGATGCTTCTCTGACATTAATATAGCCACCGTATCCGAAAGATACAGGTTGATTTTGTTGTATTTCAGTTGTAGTGACAGCAGGAATTTCAAGTATAACTTCACCAGAATTTGCTACACGATAACCTTTCACATATGCAAGACCAGGACTTACGGCTACCTTTGAAACACCATCTCTTACGATGCCTCTTAGGTTGAAATCATCTACAATATAGTCACCAGATTCTTCATAAGTTCTTCTAGCCATTTCTTCGCCAATAACATTGTATTGGGAAACGTCACGGATTTGGATGGATGCACCATTTTCATATCTTATAAGTGTGAAAAAGGTTGGGTCTATATCGGATTCTACTGTATCTCTAACAATAAGTTGAGGTATAAGTTTTAGTCTGTCAGCGCCAGGAGCATTTTCATTGGGAGAACCCACTGCATTATCATAAAGTGAATTATCTTCCAAAGAAGTCACAATGCTTTCTTGAACATCAAATCCTATTGAAACTTGATTTGGCTGATTGTTGTATTTTTCAACAATGATTAGCTGTTCGTTAACAAAAAGGAAATAACCCTTTTGGAAAATAACGCCCTCTGCCACTCTCAAACCAAATGAGTTACCGACATTGTTTGCAACGCTTGCTACGTTAATTGTCCCGACTTCTTCAATAATAACTTCTTCTGTGGTGCCAGCTTCATTTAAGAAGGTAGAAATTTTTGTGATTGTAAGTGGTTCACCACTACCAAAAACTTTTTTCTGCTCTTGTAAAGCCTCATCAATTGTGTTAAGGTAGTTTATATAGAATGTATTTGTATTAGGGGCAGCAGTCAAGAATCCTCTAGTAGCCGAAACGATAGATGCTCTAAGACCATTTTCATTTTCAATCTCGAATGTTACATCAATATTGTTGTCTATCTCATCAGCGGTAGGTCCAACATAATTTAGAACGTCAAAACTGACACTAATTCCTGTTGTTGGGTTCAAAATACTTGTAGGGTTTGCAAGTTTCACATAACGTAAATCGTTTAACTCAGTGAAGTTACACCCTTTGATAATAGAGCCTTCTTGGAAAATATTATCACCAAATTGTTCAACTTGGTTTTGTAATATTGTCTGTAATTGTGTCAATTCTCTAGCCTGAACAGCACGGCGCGGTTTGAACAATACTCTATAAAACTGCTTTTCTATGGAAAAGTCATCATAATATGGGCTTTGGTTTAAGTCTGTTGTAATTGGCATTTATTTTCCCTTAAAACTCTAAAATAATTTTAAATTGTTCGTTTGATTCACTTGTTCTTTCAATCGCAGTAAAACTATCCATATACAAAACCTCACCAGTCTTTTGAATATAATCTGGAATGACATATGTATTTATAGTCAAAGTTTGGTTCTGTGGCGTTGTCAAGAATTTTTCTTCATCAAATGATACACTTGTATTGCCTGTGTTCTGAAAAGGTCCGTTGTAGTCAGTTAAATAAACAGTATTGTTTGAAACCTGATGGACAATAGATTCGAATGTTATTATATTATCAACATCTAATTGTGTTGCAATATCACCAACTGATAACGGGTTGATATCTAAATTCAATCGTATTCTATTATCAATTCTTGTTGGGCTATCGCCATAGAATTGTGGGTTTTTTACTAATCCAACTCTAGTATAAGTGTTTGATGTGGGCAAGAAAGTATTATCTACAAAATTTAATCCCGTGTAAACTAGAACATGTCTACTTAAAAGTTCTACAACTGGATTACTGCCATGACCGCCATCTGGTGAAATTATAGGTCTTATTATAGCCCTTTCATCAACAGTGTCCGCTATGTCTGGATTGAAGTCATATAAAGGATCAACAACACTTGCTATTGCATTAGTATACCCAGAACCATTTTTGTGCATAGTTATGTTTACTATCTGACCATTTTCAATATATGGATATGCAAGTGCACCATTACCATCGCCTCTTATTTCTATTCTCGGTAATATTTCAAAACTATCATTAACACTTATTCCGTCAGCATTCTCATCATCATAATCAATAATAGTTACAATACCAGTTGCATTTATAGCATCATATTCGTATAAATTAATTTCAAATAATCTACTAAGACCGCTGGGTCTTTCAAACCTTATCCACTGACCATTATAATAACGCTCTAATTCATTAAGCCCAGCAGATTCTAAGGTAATTTTATATATTCCTGATACAAAGTCTGGTATTTCTTTAAATGAGACTCTACCCGTGATAGAAGTATATCCATCATTTGTAGTGTTGTTTTCAATAAAAATTTGATCTATGCCTTTATCAGAACTACTTGTAGACGTGTAGTTCTTTATAGGTAAATAACCTAACGCATTATATCTATTGAAATCTTCTGAGGTCAAAGAGAACATGAACTTCCATGTATAGCCATCTTCATTTGTTCTATAAATTTGGTCAGGTATGAATTGACCATAATTAGGTGCTTGTGTTGACGGTGCACTATAATTATTATAGAGGCATTTGAAAACTCTATAATCACTAGCTGACTGATCCTGTGGATATAGCACTATATAGAAATTACTATTAGATAAATCAGCCCTATCGTCAAACTGTGAGTATACAGTCCCTGGCTGCCATTGGTTTATTCTGATTACAGGATACACCTCTACATCAGTAATTTTTTTACCAAAAATTGTTTTTTCTAAAAATTGTTTTTTAGAAAACTCTGAATTATTATCCAGAGTTTCTAGTGCATCGACACTTGACGCAAACAAATAATAGTCATTTGAAGAAAAGTCTTCAATGAAAAGGTTAGCTATTTCATTTCTATATTTACTGGTAGTTACTGCCATGTGATCCTCAAAAGTTTGTATTTGTATTATTTAGTCGAAAAATTAACCTTTAATTCTCACTTTATTCCTAGGATATGTTTTTCCTGTAGTGGGTCTTAAATTATATTCCAACCTTGGATATTGTAATCCGCTATCTGGTTTTATATTAACATATCTTACTAGGTGATTTTGAGAACCCCACAAACCATAATTAGTGTATTTCCAGTCAGAAATAGGTGAACCTATGCCAGTGTATGAATCAATGCTTTCTGAAATGTGGCCTTTATTTGCATAAAATGCAAGAATTTCTTTTATTTCTGAAACACCCATCCATGGATATATTTCAAGATAACATGCTACTATCCCAGCAACTACTGGACATGCGTTGCTTGTCCCGTTGAAAGTCTCAAAAGAATAGCTAGTATTTCTTAAATCTAATACACTTTGAAATTCAGTGCTTATTGGGCTAGTATTAAAGTGTGTCTGGGCTTTAGCACCATATGCTGGTGCATATATGTCCATTTTTGGACCTTTAGTGCTGAAAGTAGCTTTTCTGTCATTATAAACTGTTGATATCCCACCAACAGTAATTGTATTTTCAGAATATTGAATACCAGAGGGTCTAGAGAAATATATGTTAGTGGAAATTCCAGAAATTCTATAATAATTATTCCATTCGATGTCATTTTCAGTATACACTGCTTGGTCATGATTTCCGCCAGCTTCTATAATTATTATACCATCAGCAGCAGCTTCGTCAAAAGATGTAGTTACAGCCGTAAAATCAGTGACCCCCCAAGATATAGCCCCCAATTCACGTGCAACACGATGACTCATAGGTATTCCATATTCTCTTAATTCAGTATCACTAAACCCACCTACTGGTGCAGTTATAGTTGATCCGTTATAAAAAACTGATGTTATTTGAGAACCATTTAAACCAGCAAGTGTCAAATTTGTAGTAAACCCCAAAGACATTGAGACAATTGTAGGATTTTTCACTCCTGTTGCAGGATTAATTGCTTTATTTCTATGAAATTCTCTAACATAATTTATAGCATTTATATATCGGGTATACCCTGATCCTGATATTGAACTACCATTCAAACCATCATCAGGGAAAACACACATGCTATATATTTTTGCTTTTTGGGCAAACCCTTGTGTATTTCCAGCAGCAACTGATGCGCAATTGTGACCATGATTACTACCTGTTGCCTGTGCATATATGTAATTAGTGACGGCAGAACCTAAAACTTCTGGGTTATGCAGGAACCAGTTATATCTTACAAATCTGGTGTTGCCAGTCCCATCTGGATTTTCCGTAAACTCTGGTGAGCCTTGATCAAATGGGGTATCCATAATAATAATATCTACATTTCTACCCAATGCTTTTAAATTTATAGTGCTAGTGATAGAATTGCTTAAACCAGCAGGAGTTGGGTCTTCTACTATTATATTAGAACCAGGTGTAATATACCCTCTAGCGATAGAAGGATTTACTTCATCTAATCTAAGCCAATTATCCTCAGTGGTCAGACCCCAATCTAATTGTTCAGAAGTCAAACTAGTAGAACATCTTAGAAGTCCATAATTTCTTTCTTCTTGTCCTTGTTTAAATCTAGTGTATGGTGCAAATTCAGGATACACAGGAACTTCCTGTGCTCTAACAAATTCGGCAGTTATTTCAGAAAAAAAAGACACTTCCTCAAAAGGAGAAGTTTCAGCTAATGCAACTGATTTTATCCTAGGATCATTTTTAAGATTCTCTGCTTCTTGATATGTCAATGAAACAAGTGTATTTTTGCTATTAGGTAACAAATTAAGTATTTCCACGCAACGTTCAGGTATAACTTCATTGCCTGCTTCGCTCACTAACTCATTGTGCAAATTTGCTTGACAGCCATGATTATGTGTCGTTATATAGTAATCTCTTTTTTGTTCATCAGTTATACTTATTTCCCATTGTTCGAAATTAAGAATTTGATCCTCAGACATTTATTAAACCTCTATTTCTAATGCGGTAATAGTGACTGTCACGTTGAATACACCACCAGTTAAGTTGACAACTTTAATAGGTATAACATCTGTAATTGGGTTTTCATTATTAAAACCTATAACACCAGGGGTTATTAAAACTGTTTCAGCCCCAGCAGTTATTACTTCTGCAATAACACCACCACCATCTGCGGGATATTGGTCACTTGTTCTAGAAGCATCGGCAGTTCTAGTTGCTGCACTTGCATATACTGTAACCCATGCAGCACCATTTGTTTGAATTTTATAAAGAACGTAGCCTTTATATCCAGTCAAATTTATATTAGCAGCAGCATTATTTGCTATGCTGCCTGTGCTGTCTGAAATAGTCTCCCTTGACGTAAGTCCAGCACCACCGCCACCACCTTCTACAGTGGTGAAAGAGAAACTACCAGAGCCATTTGTTGTGAGCACCTGACCACTAGAACCATCAGTGATTGATAAGTCTGTTAGGACAGTTGGTATATTAGGTTGGTTTACCAAATCATCATAATTGCCAGAAAACTGACCATCATATAGTTCTGTAAAGTTTTCGTTTGCTTTATTAAAGGCGGTTCTAATAGGATCACCAGTCCCATCATTGGGAGCCGAACCTATGTTGATTATTTGTTTTACCATTTTTCCCTCTTATGTTAGGTCTACTGTGACGCCTGTAATATCAACTGTCACGTTACTGTTATCTGCGCTATATTTATACTGTTTATAATTATCAGCAGTAATTTCAGTGGAGTCTGCTGTATATGATGATGTATCTGCACCAACCAAATCGCTAGTTATAATTGGTTCCTCATAATTCAAAACAATTCTCATTGATATACTAGAAGGAAGTTCAACGATATCTTCTAAATTAAATTTACCAAATACCTTTGTCCCTGCGACATGGGCAATATCTTTTAATGTCTTTTCATATGTATTTATACCAACTTTAGAAGAAATTTCATATGAGAAATCTTGATAATAGAAGCTATCTTGAACTCTTTTACCTCCATCATAATACTCAATACCATCTTCTAAGAAACCATTTATATGAGATTCTGTAGAAGTCCAAGAACCTTCTGTGACGCCAGTTCCTCTTGCATCAATTACACCCCTAGCCGCAATAACACCATTGGAGTCATACAGATTTTCTATAGCACCATCTTGATATCCAAAACCAGAGTCAATAACCTTTACCCCAAGAATTTTACCTTCCGCAAATTCAGTGGTTGCCCTGATACTTGCATTTAGACCATAAATGTCTGAATCATAATTTCTACTAACAGCCAACACTTCATATTCGACATTATTGAAAACAATTGGATAATCATCTTGGAAACCATAGTATGAAAAAGTAGTAACATATAAAGAAGCAACGTAAAGAGAATTTGGGTTATTGTTAATAACTTTTCTTCTGATAATCCCCTGAACAACTTTACCCGATGGCAGCGTTTGTTTGATAATGGCATTAGTAGTTAATGATGAAGAGTCAAGACCTAATGTCACAATCTGATCATTTCTTTTGAACCTAGACATGACTGGATCGCGTGATAGA